AAACTCGAGCACCGGATTTCCGACCTACCCCCTCTCTTTCGCGGCTTTTTTCCGGAGGCTTCGCTTTTTGGACGACTTATTGGTCGTTACAACCGCTTGTAAGCATTTTGAGGTGGTTATGCGGATTTTGAGGGCGTACGTTTTTGCTAACGGCCGTATAGGCGATCTGACTTTCCGCATGATTGAGGTCCCTGACGAGTTCTGTGGCCCGGCGATGCTGGCGTTGAGCGCTCGGCGGCGGGCGTTTGCGTATTTGATGGGGTGCGGGGAGTCGAATGCGGCGAAGGCTGCTAGGGAAGCGGGGTATTCGGACAGTTCTGGCGCGGATCGAGTGACGGCGCATCACCTGATGCTGCACGCGGGGGTGCAGGCGGCGATCAAGGAAGTCTCGTCGAAGGCGTTGCAGCATTTGGCGCCGACGGCGATTGGGGCGGCGAAGAAGATCCTCGAGGATCCGAAGCATCCAGCGCACGCGCGGATTGTTGAGACGATCCTCGATCGGACGGGTTTCTCGGCGAAGACTGAGCACAAGGTGACGGTTGAGCACACTGCGGACATGGCGCAGTTGGAGGAATATGCTCGGCGGCTGGCGGTTGAGCAGGGGTTGCGGGAGGATGCGCTGCTGCCGAGCCCGAAGGTGATCGAAGGGGAGGTTGTTGCACGTGGAACAGACCCAGACTGACTGGAAGCGCGCGTACGAGATCGTCAGCGAGAAGTACATCGCGGAGGCGGGGGAGTTGACGCGCAGGGTCGGCGAGCTCGAGGCTGAGTTGGCGGCATTGAAGGTGCGCGATGAACGAAGCTGTTCCCCTGACGCCTGATCAGCGCCGGCGCGCGCTGGCGTACATTCAGGATCAGCATCGGTTTAACCGGATGCGGTTTTTCAATCCGTATCCGAAGCAGGCTGAGTTTTTCGCGCTCGGGAAGGACAAGAAAGAACGGTTGCTGACGGCCGGCAATCAGCTTGGCAAGACGGAGGCGGGCGCGTTCGAGGCGACGTGCCATCTGACGGGGCGGTATCCTGATTGGTGGAGGGGGCGGCGCTGGGATCGGCCTGTGCGCGGCTGGATCTGCGGGCCGACATCGCTGTCGGTGCGCGATACGACGCAGAAGAAGCTGCTGGGCGAGCCGGGCGTTGAGGCCGAGCTCGGGACGGGGATGGTCCCGCGGGAGTGCATTCTCGACAAGTCACTGGCGCGCCGAGTGACGGACGCGATCGACACGGTGCAGGTGCGCCACGTGACGGGCGGGGTGTCGGTGTTCCGGTTCAAGTCGTACGAGCAGGGGCGGACGAAGTTCCAGGGCGAGACGCTGGATTTCATCTGGAACGACGAAGAATGCCCGATGGAGATCTACTCGGAGGAATTGGCGCGCGTCACCGCGACCGAGGGGATGATCTACACGACGTTTACCTCGCTGCTGGGCAATACGGCTTTGACGGATCGGTTCTGGCGCGAGGAAGCACCGAACCGGGCGATGGTGACGATCGGGCTCAAGCACGCGCTGCACATTCCGCCCGAGAAGCACGCGGAGCTCGAGGCGCAATATCTGCCGTACGAGCGGGTTTCGCGCATTCACGGCGGCATCATGCTCGGGCAGGGGCGTGTGTTCACGACGCCCGAGGAAGCAATCATGGAGGAACCGATCACCTATGTCCCGGCACATTGGGCCAAGATTTGGGGAATTGATTTTGGCATCGGACATCCTTTCGCGGCCGTGCTCCTACTGTGGGACCGTGACAACGACGTTCTGCACCTCCACCATTGCCTTCGGATCAGGGACGCCCTCCCTATTCAGCACGCAAGCTCGATGCGACACGTGGGCGGCCTGGTGCCCGTTGCTTGGCCGAAAGACGGAACCAACCGAGATCCCGGAACCGGCGTAGTCCTGCAAACCCTCTATCGCCAGGAGGGCCTGGCAATGCTTCACGAGCACGCTCAGTGGCCGGAGGGCGGCAACTCGACCTGGGCGGGCGTGAAGGAAATGGAAGGCCGGTTCAATACGGCGCGCCTGCGCGTTGCCAAGCATCTATCTGACTGGTTCGAGGAATACCGGAACTATCACGTGAAGGACGGCCAAATCGTCAAGATCAACGACGATTTGCTTTCCGCGACGCGCGTCGGAATAATGATGAAGCGCTACGCGAAGGCCGTGACACTCGGCACCGCGGACCGGCGCAAGATGGTGTCGCCGAGCGGGCTCGCGAAAGGCGTGGATTTCGATCTGTTTTAGACAGGCAGTACGTTTCTGGCATTTTGAGCCTCCCCCACATTCCCCGCGTTCCAAGCACCCTTCTTGGGCGCTTCCTCCCTAGACTTGCCGGCGGATAGCCCCGCCGGCCTTTTCTAGGGCAACAGCGGGGAAAATCATGGGAACACGTATTTGCCAAGCAACTACAAGCGGCACCTTTACCAAATTTTTTGCCACCATGGACGTGCCAAGCAATCCCGGCACAGACAGCGGGTCTTTTGCTCTATGGATTGGGCTGTCGGACGGGAACCATGTTATCCAGACCGGACTTTGGTGGGGAGGCACGCAATGGACGCCATTTTGTGAAGCTGTAGACGACAACACTGGACAGCAGCCGACTGGAAGTCCGGCCTGGGGGTCTACTGTAACCACCGGCTCGACGGTTGACTTTCTGATTGAATGGACCGGATCGAATTGGTTCATCGAGTGTTACAGCAACGGTTCGCAATTGTCTGTGACGAGTATCGGCAGTTATACGTTGGGTTCGTCGATGTCGATCGCTATCGCTGCGGATGAGGTTTTCACCGAGTCATCCTGCTCTGACATCCAATTTCTGTCGGGCGCCTTCAAGAGCATGACATTGAATGACGGAAGCGGCTCGGTGAGTTGGAGCAAGGGCGACACGGATACTTGCGGCATGACCAGCAGTCTGAGCAACGCCACGAGCAACGGCAGCACGCAATACACCTTCACACACACGGGGTAACGATGGCAACCGCACCCGGCATGGGTCTCGGTCTCGGCGATCTGCTACAGCAGCAGACGCAGACCGAGACTGAGGAACAGCGGCGCAAGCGGCTGCAACAGCAGCAGCAGCAGATGAGCCCGCTCTCGAGCTACATGACCAACACGCGGCCGGGCGCCCTCTCATCGGTGTACGGCGGTGCATACTAGCGCGGACCTGGTTGATGTCGGTGAGCTCGATACGCGCCGCCTGCCTCAAGACTTGCTCGAAAGTTGGCAGGGGCGCGTCATCGCTGCGGCAACTTGGCGCCAGAGTATGGCGTTCGTGCGAGCACGAGACGAATTCGGCGCCATCCTGCTCTCGATCATGGCCCATAGCTTTGACAGCAACGATGCTTGGATTGTACTTCTGCATTGTATTCATCCCTACTTCAAAGCGCTCACGGGCACGATTGTATGCAGCACTGGTCGCATCGATAAAGCGGGCCGAGTGGTTGCGGACGTAGCCCGACCCGGCGGCGTCAAACCGAAGCGAACAGTCCTGTTCAGGCGCGAGGCCGATTACAGATCGAGCCTGCGCCAATTTGCTGATCGCATGAAGTTCACCGATCAGGAACGGCTCGAGTTTTTCACGGTGGCACGTCGATGGCTCGCTGCCGACATGCGCCGCGATCCGACCATGGACCCCGCAGATCCCGACGCTAAGAGATTGGTGGAAGCCTGATGGCCGAGATCATTGCAACAACCGCTCTGCCCAAGTCGCGCCAGATCACGCTCGATGAGAGTGAGATCGTTCAAGACGTGATGGCCGAGTTCTCGCAATATCAGATCTGGCGCTGGAATTTTGCCGAGCAGTGGGAGGAAGCCGCGCGGCTGATCCTGCCCACGTCGCGCAACACGTTTTACTATCAGAACTTCACCTGGCCCGGCTGGAAAAAGACCCGCGAGCAGATCGATGGCACAAGCGCGCTCGCGCTGCATCGGTTCTGCGCGATCGCCGACTCGTTGGTGACGCCAAAGAACCTGCGCTGGCACGGGTTGCGCGCCGGTGGTCCGAATGCCGACTACATCATGAAGGACCGCGCGACGCGGCTGTGGTTCGAGGATGCTACTCGTACTCTATTCCGTCTACGCTATGCGCCGAATGCGAACTTTGCCGGCCAGAATTACAACAACTGGCAAAGCCTGGGAGCGTTCGGCAATTCGACTATGTATTGCGATGCGTTCGATGGCCGGCATTACGGCGGCACCCGCGGACTACGCTACAAAGCTGTACCGCTCGGCGAAACGTTCTTTGGCGAAAACCATCAAGGCAAAGTCGATCGAATGATCCGATGGTTCCGCCTGACGGCCTATCAGGCGGTGCAGAAGTGGGGCATCGAGTGGTTGCCTGGCGCGCTGCACGCGCCGCTGCAACAGCAAAGCAAATGGCCATTCCAATTCCTGCATTGCGTGCGCCCGCGCGCGGACTACGACCCGCGGCGGCTCGACGCGAAGGCCATGCCTTTCGAGTCCTACTATATCTCGGTCGAAGGCCAATGCCTGATGCAGCCGGAAGGCGGCTATCGCAAGTTTCCGTTTGCCGTGTCGCGTTACGATCAGACGCCTGGCGAGGTCTACGGCCGCGGACCGGCGCAGATCATCCTGCCGGCAATGAAAACCCTCAACGCCGAGAAGACCGTGTTTCTCAAGCAGGGACATCGCGCGGGCGACCCGGTGTTGCTGACGGCGGACGACGGGCTGATCGATTTCAATCTGACGCCTGGCGCGATGAACAAGGGCGCGGTCAACATGGATGGCAAGCCGCTGGTCACTACGCTGCCGACCGGCGACATTGCCATCACAGAGAAGATGATGGCCGAAGAACGCGGCCTGATCGATGACACGTTCCTCGTCTCGCTGTTCAAGGTGCTGACTGAGCATCCCGACATGACGGCGACGCAAGTCATCGAGCTCGTCAACGAAAAGGGCATGTTGGTCGCTCCGACGCTCGGTCGCCAGCATGACGAATACGTGGGCGGCCTGGTGGAGCGCGAGCTCGACCTTGCCGTGTCCATGGGAATGCTCGGGCCAATGCCGCCGCGGCTGCGCGAGGCCAGTGGCGAGTATGAGGTTGTCGATACCTCGCCGCTGGCGATGGCCGCGCGCCAGGGCGAGGCGGCCGGCTTCTTTCGCACCCTCGAGGGCGTGCGGGAGATTGCCAATATCACGCAAGATCCGAGCCTATTCGATCCGTTCGATTTCGACACGGCGATCCCCGAGATCTCGCAAATCCAGAACGTGCCCGAGCGCTGGATGTCTGCGCCAGACAAGGTTGCTGCGAAGCGCCAGAACCGTGCGCGGCAGCAGGCACGCCAGCAGCAGGTTGAGGCCGCGCCGGCACAGGCTGCGCTCATCAACGCCTATGCCAAGGCTGGCATCAACCCAGGACAACCGCCCGCCGCATGATCCCGCTTACTGAGTATGAGGAAATGAAGCGCGCCTATCAGCAGGTGTTCGACTCGCCTGCTGGCAAGATGGTTTTCAACGATCTGAAACGGTTTTGCCGAGCGCTCATGACGACCAACGCCGACCCGCTGCTCGAGGGCCGGCGCCAGGTGTACCTGCGTATCCTGCAACATCAGGAGCTATCGCGCGAGCAACTACGCGAACTATTCCCAACATTGGAGTCCTACTATGGCTGAGGCCGCACCCGCGACACCCCCAGCCGGCACGCCGCCGGCTTCCCCGCCGGCAACACCGCCGGCCGCACCGCCCTGGCATCAGGGTATCGAGGCCGACGTGATCGGCTCCTGGCAGAATAAGGGATGGGACATTTCCGATCCCGCCAAGCTCGTGCAAGAGGTCACGAAGTCTTGGAAGGCCGCCGAGCGTCACATCGGCGCACCCGCGGACCGCATCGTGCGCCTGCCCGACAACAACAATGATCCGAACGCCTGGGCGTCCGTGTGGGAAAAGCTCGGCGCCCCGAAGGAGGCGAAGGACTACGAAATCCCGACGAAGTTCTCCGACAACACTGATGTCGAGGCCGGCCTGGTTGACACGCTGCGCAACACGTTCGCCAAAGCGCACCTGCCCAAAGAGGCGGCGAGCGAGGTCAGCAAGGCGATCGTCAAGTTCATCGAGGACGCGGACAAGTCGGAAAGCGTGATCGCGACGCAGAAGCGTACCGAGCAACTTGCCGCGCTGGACCGGGAGTGGGGCACCAACAAGGACGCAAACATGCTGGTGGCGCTCAACGGCGCTCGCCGGCTCGGGCTGTCTCAAGAGCAGGTGCGTTCCCTCGAGGACGCGCTCGGCGCGGACACCGCTGCCAAGCTGTTTCACCGCATTGGCGTCGGCACCACAGAAACATCGTTTGTTGAGGGCGGCAATCGCACAAATAGCCCGACCACATCCGAGCAGGCGCGCTCGCGCCTCAACGACCTGATGTCCGACAAGGACGGATGGGCAAAGCGCTTCACGGCTGGCGGTGCTGTCGAAAAGCGCGAGTTCCGCGCGCTGATGGAGCAAATCCACGGCATCAGTGAAGCCCGCGAACTGGCGAGCATGTAGGGAGAACACCATGGACGAGACGATGGAAAACGAGGTTGAGACCGCCGAGGCTCCAGAGAGCCCGCGCCCGCGCCGCAAGTACAAGCGCCGCATCGTGCCGGCCCGGCGCGCAGCCCGGTCCGAGCCAAAGACAGATCAGCAATCCGACGATGAATTGTTTTGGGGTCTGTCGAAGAACACATGCCTCGCCGCGTGCATCGAGGCCGCCGCGGAGGGCAAGCCGTGCTGCTGGATCAGCCAGGAGGATTGCTGCGTCAATCCGCTGACGACCGGCCTGCACGCCCGGCACAAGAACAATCCGAAGGTGCAGGTGCGCTTTAACCGCGTAATGCGCTGGTATCGAATGCAGCAGGCCAAAGCCTCGTGAGGCCAACATGCCACTACGCAAGGGCAAATCCCAAGCCGTTGTGAGCTCGAATATCAAAGAGCTCAAGGCACATGACTATCCGCAGAAGCAGGCGGTTGCCATCGCGTTACATCAGGCCGGAAAGTCCCGCCTGAAAAAGCACGCGAAGAAGAAATAAGCCCCGGAAAATCGGGACTTTTCTAGGCAGTACGTTTCTGGCTTCCTAGCCTAGCCATTACGGTCCGCACGTGATGGCGACCTGATCCCTCCTGAGACCGGCGGCCTACCAGCCCGCCCCCACGCCGCCGGTCCTCACCCCCGCAAGGGTACGGTGAGCAGGGATCAGAAGCCTGACTGAGACGGCCCCCGAAAGGACACGGCCGAACATTCGCGCCCCCGCATCAGCGGACACGGCAGCAAACGTTCGATCCATCCGACCGGAGAGAGCCGTGTCTGAGAACCTTTTCAAGCTGTATGTCGAAGAATTCAGCGCACTCCTGCACCTGAAGCTGCAACAGCGCACGTCGAAGCTGCGCGGCAAGGTCATGGAGGGCAATCATTACGGCAAGCAGGCCAGCCCGATCCAGTACATCGGCGCCATTCAGATGCAGGCGCCGGCCGGCAAGTTTGCCCCGCTGAACCGACAGGACGTTGATTTCACTCGCCGCTGGGTTTTCCCGGTGGACAAGGAAGCCAGCCAGCTTATCGACACGTTCGACAAGCTCAAGCTGATCAGCGATCCGACCAGCCAATATGCCGATGTGGCCGCCGCCGCCGTCGCCCGCGAATGGGATGACCGCATTATCGGCGCCGCGTTTGCGACCGCATCGATCGGCCAGGACGCCGGTTCGCTCTCGAGCGAAGTGTTCAACACCGGCTCGACCGTCACCAGTTCCGGTTTCCAAGTTCCGGCCGCGTTCTCGGCTTCGGCCGCCGTCGGCTTGACCGTCGCGAAGATGATCGAGGCCAAGCGCGCCTTCCGCAAATTGCAGGTTGATGTGGACGCCGAGGCCCTGACTTGGATCACCAACAGCCAGGGCGAAAGCGATCTGCTCAATCAGGTGCAGGTGGTTTCGACCGACTTCACCGGCAACGATCGGCCGACCCTCGTTGAGGGCAAGGTAACCCGGTTCATGGGCTTCGACATCGTTTATTCGGAGCGCTTGCTCTCGACCAGTAACACCCGTCAGAACATCGCGCTCGTGAAGTCCGGCGCCTATCTCGGCATCTGGCTCGACATGCGCAACGACGTGACGCAGCGCAAGGATTTGAGCTCGCTGCCCTATCAGCTTTACACGCAGATGAGCTCGGGCGCGACCCGCCTCGAGCCGGGCCGCTTGCTGCAAGTCCTGTGTGCCGATCAGTCGGCCGCTAGTGACGTGACCCCGTAAGGAGTAGCTATGGCTGGGATCTCGCTCGCGATCAATCACGGCCTGGACGGGTTTCGCGTTTCCGATTTCACGATCGGCACCGCGACGCCAACGGGCGGCACGGATATGGAGTTCCGGTTCAACACATCAGACCAGAACTCGAACGTCCTCACGAAGAAAGACCTTCTGATCGCTCTTGAGGCAATCACCCGCGCCATCCAGAGCGATGCAATCTTTATCACCCCGGCAGGGCCATAACGGAGCACAGCCATGGCTGTCGTCACTACCAAGTCACTCTCGATCACCAACCTCGATGCGAGCCCGATTGTCGCAAACGCGGTTGGCGAAGGCGCTCCTGGCATCACTCGCGTGGTCATGGACTCGATCACGGCTGTGGTCGGCGACTCGATCGGTTCGATCTATCGCCTCTGCCGTATCCCGACTACCGCCAAGATCAAGAGCGTGTATCTGTATTCGCCGAGCATCACCACCGGCGCCGGCGACATCGAGCTCATGTTCTCGGACAGTCTGACGGATGGCACCCAGCAAGCGCTTAATGCGCTTGCGAACCCGGTGGTGCAGATCAGCGGCCCGGCGGACAACAAGATGTTTGGTTCTGCCGTGACGTTGGCGGCCAGCGCTGCCCGTCAGGATGTCACTTTCAAGAATACGTCGTCGTTTTTGCCGGCTTATCAGAACCTTCCGGTTTGGCAGGTTCTTGTCGCCCTCGGCGCAACGCAGTTCACGACCGATCCCGGCGGGTTCTTCGATCTCGGCATCAAGTTGACGACCGCGATCGCGACCGCCGGCGGTGTGGTGTCGGGAGAAGTGTATTACGTCGGAGCCGACTAATGGCAATCAACACGTGGTTCACGGCGATCCTCAATCCGAACGCGGCCAAAATCCCTGATCGGGCTGATCATCACAATCAGGCCACCCCGGCGACGGCTGATGGTGGAAACGTGACCGTGGCGTATGACAGCGCCGTGATCACAACTCTGACGCAACTCGACTCCTGCTTGGCTTCGATCCGAGCACAGATCGCGGCCCGGCTATCTCCATAGGTGCTCTCGCATGGCAACAGCGGCACAACGAACGTTCATTCTGGCGGTCGCCGCAGCGGAAGGCACGCGCCAGACCAGTAAGGCAGCGGCACTCGCGACCTTTGCGGCGGCCGGCTATGCCGCTTCCGCGCTTGCGACTTATCAGTCTGCGCTCGCCGCGGCTGACGTGGCCTATCTGACTGCGGTCAATACGGCGCGCAACACCGAAGGCGAGACGCTTGGGACGCTCGGCAACTACGGGCCGATACAGGGTCAAATCGGAAACCTTTTGATCGGGTACTGATGAGTACGAGCCAGACGGGCAAGGCGGCACACGATGCGGTGGTGAACGCTGCGGAAGCGGTGCGCCAGACTGCCGTCGTGCCTGGCGCATCGCAGGCGACTGTGAACGCTGCCGAGATCGCTTTCTATCGGACGTGCCTCGCCTCGGCTAAGGCGAATGGCGTCGGCACCGAATGCTTCACGACCGCGCTTAAATCGCTCGGGGTACAGTCCTAATGGCCGGCACGCTCTACATCACCGAATACGCTGCGATGTCAGTGTTCGTCGGCGCCAACGGCCAGGCCGGGCAAATGCCGGCCGAGCCGCCGATCGCCGAGCAGACAATTGGCACGGGCGCGCAATCGGCCGCATTCAATGCCAACACCAAGTTTGTGCGGCTTCATGCACAGACCAACGGCATGTCGGTGGCGTTTGGGACCAACCCGACCGCAACGACGTCCGAGCATCGGCTCGCCCAGAACCAGACCGAGTATGTCGCGATCCCGCAGGGGCAGAGTTACAAAGTTGCAGCAGTGGACAACGTTTGATGATGACCATGACCCCTCCACTCCCGCCCTCAGAGACAAGCGCCGTCTTCGCGCTGATCGCGTTGATTGCGGACAAGGACGCCTGTGCGAAGCGGCTCGCCGATCTCAAGGCGCAGGCCGACGACATCCAGGCGCGCTACGAGAAGCTGGTTGCGGCCAGCACCGCTCTCGAGAAAGAGCGCGCCGATTTCGAGAAGAACACCGCGGCCCGTCGCTATGAAATGCAGCAGGCGCAGGATGAGCTCAGCAAGCAGCATCAGGCGCACGCCAGCCGCGTCAAGGAATTGACCGATCGGGACACCGATCTCGCCCGCCGCGAGTACGCCATCGGGACGCGCGAGAAAGAACTCGACGCGCGCGATGAGCACATGAAGCAGCGCGAGAAAGCAACAACGCAGGCCGAGGTTGCCATGGCGGCCCGCGTCGAGGCGCTGAACAATCGTGAGGGCGAGCTCAACGACAAGTGGAACGATTACCACGATCGGATGAGCAAGCTCAAAGCGCTGGCCGGATAGGAGAACGAAATGCCGCGATACGCAGTTAGCAATACCCTCGCCGGCACCGAGCAAAGCCTTACGAGCTCGTTCAAGACGCTGATCGGCATCAATGCGGCGACCGGCGCCACCACGTTGCGCCGCGGCTGGATTGACGAAATCTTCGTGGGCGCGGATGGATCGCTCAATGCGACCAACTGCCAGATCCTTTGGGATTGGTCGAAGATGACGGCGGCCGGCACGGGCACGTCAGCAACCCCGACCTCACCGGAGGCCGACGCGGCCGCACTGCTTACCTACACCGTGAACTATACGGCCGAACCGACTGTTACCGCGGCCTCGACGCTGCTTGCGTTCCCGACCAACCAACAGCAATCCCAGCGCTGGTTTGCCAACCAGTCGCCCAACCAGACCCAGCCGCTTGTGATCCCGGCGACGAACCTGGCCGGCATCGTTGGCCGCGCCAAGTCGCCGACATACGTCTCCACCGCGCAGATGCAGGAATATTGCATTGAATGATCGGCATCATCACGAACCGCGGGGACCTTGGCGGCTACACCATCCGGGCGGACTACAACCACGACCGCCCGGTCATGGAGGCACAGACCTTTACGTGCCAGCACTGTAACGCCGTCACGTTCTGCTGCGATCCTGTCACGTTCAAGCCGGCCGCCCCGGAGGACCTGGGTGGCCGTTGCACCGTCTGCAACAACCTGATCTGCAAGAATTGTGTCGGCAAGGGCTGCTATCACATTGAGAAGCGCTTGGATGATGAGGAAAAGGCCGACCGCGACCTGTTTGTCAAAATGGTCGATGCGATGGAAGGGAAGTGGCAACCGATGCGCGCGCCCGATGGCTTCCAGACAAATAGGTTCTACTGATGGACTTGAGCCGTGCCAAACGCATCGGCGAGCTCGCGCATGAAATCGAAGCGCTCGAGCTATCGTTGATCCACGCCAAGAGTGCGCAGACAAATCGGGCGTTCATCCTGCGCATAGTCGCAACCGATGAGGCGATCTGCGAGCGCTCGATCGACTTTGGCCTTCCCCCGCAGCCGAATGCCGGAGTTTGGCCCTTCCTCGCCGACTTACAGACGCCCCCTGAAAATATGAGCTCCGAGCAGCAGAAAGTCCGCGCGATGCGCGAGCTCGAGATTGCCAATAGCGCGCGTGTGTTCAAGCTGGTCGAACAGATTATCGCCGAGAAGCTGGAAGCAAAGCGTAAGGAAATGGAAGGCGTGTGATGGCAATCCCGGCGAGCTCACAAACTCCGCTCTCGATGGTGGTCTTTGAAATTCTCGCGCTCTGCCAGCAGACGAAGGCCGCAGCACAGAATTCTCTAACCTTCATGCAGTCGAACAACATCGACAGCAACTATGCATTCTCGATCATCGACGCGATCAACAATTGCACGACCGCCCTTAATTCCTGGGCGACGACGCAGGGGCTTAATGCCTTTGCTTCCCAGGAGCTTCCAGGCTACTCCGGCACGTTGACGACTGACATCACGACCGCGGTCAACGCCGCTCGTGCGATCGTCAATTGGATCGTTGCCAACTTCCCGAAAGACACCGGGAATTTCATTCAGGCATTTTCGTTCAATGCGGATGGAACGCGCGCGGCGACGCAATTCACGCCCGCTCAGACCGCCGGACTCCAATCAGCGATACAGGCTTTCATCGCGACAATTAACTGAGGCCGCCCATGGCAGTCGCCTTTGACAACCATGGGGAAGATAGCTCCGGCACTGGTTCCTCCTACAGCGGCACGCCAATCACCGTTGGTTCCGGCAGCAATATGGCGCTGCTGGTTTGGGCCACTGCTCTAAGCTCCACTACTGTCACCGCCATCAGCGGGACCTGGAACGGCACGTCTCTAACTGCCATTGGCTCGATCTATAATGACGGCCAGCTTTATACCCAATTGCTGGGTCTGGTTGCTCCTACCAGCGGGGCCAAAACTTTGGCCCTCACCTTTACCGGCGCCAGTGGCGCGGCTTCTCTTGAAGTAGACTGCCTATCGGTCACCGGGGCCGATCAAACTGGTGGCACGACTACATTTTATAATCTAACGACGGCCAACGGCTCCAGCACCACTGCCTCGGTTTCTGTTACCAGTGCTACTAACGATATGGTGGTCGGAGAGTTCTATAACGGCCTTCGTCGTATTTCCAGCACCAATCAGACACAAACATTTATCAGCGGAGCAGCTAACTACGCCGGCAATCGCGCGGCCGGCGCGTCGTCCGTGACGATGACGGCTGCTCTCAGTTTATCTGGTGCCTGGGACGCGCTTGGCGTTTCGATCAAGGCGGCTGCGGCTGCTGCGACTGTTTATGAAATTGATCAACCATTCGACATCATCCCGCGCCAGCGGCAGATTGTTCCGGGATGGGACTCGCCTGGGCTCCAACCGCCGACGCCCTTCGTCGGAAATTCATTCGACATTGCGCCCAGGAAGGCGGCGCGCGTCGATCAGTGGAACCAGCTTGAGAATTTCCCGCAGGTGACCACACCATTCGTCGGCTTCCCATTCGCCGATTGGGTGGTCAAGCCGGTCAAGCGCGCACTGCCCGATTGGGGGCAGATGGACGCGATCTCGACACAGCAACCCACGCCAACGCCGCTCGATCCTCCATTCCACATCAACAAGGCGGTGCGACTCCAGCCGAATGATTGGTCATTTACGCCGCCGCCGCCGGTCCCGACCACATTCTCACAGCCGGCGCCCGATGCGCCTTTCAGCGTGCCCGCGCGATGGCAGCGCCGCGATCTGGCTTGGACGCAAGTAGACCTGGCTGCGCTCCCGCCGCTTGCTGGAACGGTCCCGCTGCCGTGGTTCGATATTCAGCCGCGGCAGACCCACGCGCAGGCGCGGTTCAATTTGTGGTGGAACGATCCCGGGATCGGCAATCCGGTGCCGATCGTTGTGAGTACCGACATACACTTTATGCCGTTCTTCGCCTCGTTTGGTCAGCTTAAAAGCTGGTGATCACCAAAAGCAGGTCGTGTTGCCGGTGCAGAGATCGGTGTTGTTCCGGCGGATGTTGACCGTCGGGGCAACCGAACAGCTACCGCCGACAGCAGTCGCGCCGATCTTGGGCGTCCAGTTATAATTGCCGCCGCCTGTCATAGTCAGTGTGCCGCTCAGTGCATTGCCGGTTACGGTTCCGCTAAATGAGGCGGTCAAGTTCACGACGCCAACACCGCCCGCGATGACGAACGATTGCGCGCCGTTCGTGCAGCCAGATCCGCCGGTGCTCACGGAGGCACCCGTGACTGTGGTCCCGCTGAATTGCGCGCCGCTCGCGCTCACGTCCGTTGTGTTGCCGGTGATAATGTTGCCTTCCGTCGTGACCAGGGTCACGGTGCTGTCAACGAACACGCCCACCCCGGCGCTGCCGCCGTTGGTGATATTGTTGACCGCCTTATTCCCGATGAAGGTTCCGGTCCCGGTTGTCAGGCGATAGCCAGGCCCGCCGTAGCTCACCATTTCGCTGTTCATGATCGACCAGCGGGTGGGGCCGTTGAGCCATATCCCGTTGGTCGCGAGGCCGCCGCACCCGTATGAAATCACGTGCGAGATTTCGACGGGAGCCGTTCCGACTGCCGAGATACCGATCCCGACGCCCGACACGCAGCCGGAATTGGTGAGATTGCCGCCGCAGTTGGTGTTTGGTGATCCGCTCGTACAGGCAAAGCCGGGGCTCTCGAGCAGCACGTCGTGGATGTCGTAGGTGTTCGTGGCCGCCGAATTTAGGCGAATGTGTCCGGTCGCACCCTCGCCGAGAAAGCTATCGTGAATGCGGAAGTTGGCGACGCTACATGCGGTCCCGTCAACCTCGACGGTGTAATTACCGTTGAGGACGCTGTTCACGTTGGCAATGTCATTCGGGGCGATCGAGCCGCCGACCGTCGAAAGACACTGGATCAAAATCCCGTCATTATTGTTGTTATTGACTAGCGTTCCGCCGACCATGTTCCATTGGGGAGTGCAGGCGGAAAACGAGCAGGCCCAATAGAACCCGTTTTGGCTTGCATACCCGGACCAACCGCCGCGCCAATTGCCGATGGCGACATGCCCGAGAATGGCATTATCGTAGTTATACACAACGTTGAGATTGTACGTTTCGATGAAGCCGGCGGATTGCAGAAAGCCGCCATCGAAGCCGCAGGCGCCGGTCGATGAGGTCGAGTGCGCCGTGAGGCTCAGGCTGGGCGAATGGCGCAGCGTCAGGTTTGCGAAGAAGCCTTTGATCACCCCATGCGGGCTCACGACGCACGAAGCGCCGTTGTTGCTATTGATGCAGGACACGCTCGGGCCGTCTCCGACCGCCCCACCCGCCAGCGTCGCGGTCCAGACCAGTGTCGCGTTGACGTTGAGGCATTGAGTAGGCTCGCCATTTGAGTCGTAGGTCTGGCCACCCTGCGGGCCGGGCACGTAGATCGCGCCGCACGTATTGATGACGCTCTGGATGATGGTGGTGTTCGCCGCGGCATTGGTGGCGCCCGCGGCCGAATAGACCGCTCCCTGCGCGACCACGTTGCATTTCGTGAGCAACGTTTGGTTCGTCAGGTAGGGGGCCAATTGCGAGGCAAGGCTCTGAAACGGAATTGCCTCAGTCGGGCCTGCTGAGATCCCGAGCCGGCCGACGACCGTGTTCGATGGAAGGGTCTGCGGAAAATTCGGGGTCTGTGCGTAGGCGGCGATCGCCAGGCACACCCAAGCCATCATGGCTGCGAGTATCTTGTGCATGGCGGCAGGTGACCCTGCCCCGAGTCGGTCAGAAACGTACCTGCTAGGCAGTACGTTGAGACACTGGCGCCCGATCCGCACGTTGCGGCATGGCCGGATATTTGACCCCCGTAGACATCGCAAATCGCGCTTTGCAGCATTGCGGGGCGACGCAGATTGACGCGACGCAGGGCTTTGCCGAACAGAGCACTAACGCCTTCGAAATTTCGTCCTGCTACGACAAATTGCGGATGGCCGAGCTCCAACGCAACACGTGGCGCGTGGCGATCAAAGAGGCGATCCTGCGGCCGATCGACAGCAACACGGCGCTGTTGAGCCCGACGATGTGGGTTTCGACGGTGACTTACTTCAAAGGCTCGATCGTCCAAGATCAGTATGGCACGCTCTGGCAGTCGAACCAGCCGACCAACCTCGGAAACAATCCGCTGCTTTCGAATACCTGGGACGAATATTTCGGCCCGATGACGGTCCCGCTCTACGACAGCAGCACGACCTATTTCAACGGCGAGCTCGTTTACATTCAGGCGGGTGACGGCACATTCAAGGTCTACCGCTCGCTGGCCAATTCGAACGCGGTCGATCCGTCACTCTCGAACCAGTGGATTGCGACGACGACCTACAAGGTCAACGATGTGGTGCAGCAGTTCCCGGCATGGAGCAGCCTCACGACCTACAGCCAGGGCCAGGGCGTTCTCTACACCGATGGGAATGTCTACGCCTCGCTGGTGAACAGCAATCTCAACAACGCGCCGATTTCCAATCCGAGCAAATGGGCGCTCGTCCCGACGCTGATCCTGCAATCACAGCCGGTCCCGTCCACCACGCCCATCCCGCCGATACAGACCAGCCCGGTGGTCGAATGGTCCTCGAGCACGGTGTATGCGCTCGGCAACGTGGTCATGTTCAACGCGGTGCAGTATCTTTCGATCCAGAACAACAATTCGGACAACTATCCGAACGCGGCTGCATCGACATTTTGGGTGGCCATTACCGGCGGCACAATCTATATGTCGCTGATCAATTTCAACGTGAACAATAGCCCGGCAAGTGCGCCGGCGCTGTGGAGCGCACTCACCACATACTCGGCCGGGCAACTCGTTGGCGGCTCTGATGGCTCGATCTATTCCTCGATCGGCAGCGGCAACCTGGGCAATGATCCGACCAAGACAACGGGCTTCTGGACGAACACGGGCGTTCTCAATCCATGGACAACGGTTTTCACGCTCGGCGGCGGCAACTCACTCTGGCTGCTCGTTGGCGATAGCTCGCTATTCCCCAATGGCGTGAACCTTGTCCCGGTCACGATCACCTATCCGGTAGCGATCGGCCCGCTCTCCGCATCGTACCCGCGCAGCGTCTACCGCTTGCCAGCGGGTTTTCTGCGCACAGCACCGCGCGATCCGAAGGCCGGGCAATCGTCCTATCTCGGCTCGCCGACCAACCTCCAATATGATGATTGGGAATATGAGGGCGAATTCTTTCGCTCGATTGAAGTCGGGCCGATCGCCTTTCGGTTCGTCGCCGACATCACCGATGTTTCGAAAATGGGACCGATGCTGTGCGAGGCGATCGCCGCGCGCATCGGATATGAAATCTGCCCGCGGCTGACGCAATCAGAAGAAAAGACCAAGCGCATCATCAGCGTCTATCAGGAGCACGCGACGACCGCGCGCCTCAATGATGCGATTGTCCAGGGAGCAACCGAGCCGCCTTTGGATGACTACATAGCGACCCGGTATTGACATGGGCGACGCTTCTTTCCTTCAACACAGTTTTTTGGGCGGCGAGGTCTCGGTCTCGACGCAGGGGCGCATGGATCGCCCCGACTATCGCACGTTCATGAACGTGAGCCTGAATGGCCTGCCGCTCGAGCAGGGTGCTTGGGTGCGCCGGCCGGGCACGCAGTTTGCGCAGACAACGCGCAGCGGAACCTTCGGACGCGAGATCCCTTTCGAGTTTGAAAGCGCCGCGCCGTACCGAATGGAATTCACGACCAACCATCTGCGCTTTCGTATTGGCAATCTGCTTGTGCCCCAGGTCGAGACGCGGCTGATCTCTAGCCAAACGACAGTTGGGGGAACAACACGCGTTGGGTTCTCGCCGACAACGGCTGTGCCCTTCATCAATGGCGACGACGTTTATTTCCCCGGCTCGAATGATCCCCTGATCAAGAACCGGCTCTTTCGTGTGACGGTCATCAGTCAGAACGTCCTTAGCCTCACTGATCCCATCACCGGCGGCGTGATCGTCGGCATGAATTTCAACGGCCTGATGATGTATCGGGTTGTTGATTTCTCGACACCGTTTGGGCTTGCCCTCTTGCCCTCCATCCGGTCAGTGCAGGCAGAACAAGCAGCGCTGCTGCTGACGGGGGCAATTCAGCCGCAACTATTGCAGGTGACGGCAGAACCGGGAACCGTGTTGGACAGTCTCGGCCAGCCAATCACGGCCGGCTTTGAGCTCGGCTCTGCTGTGTTTCTCGATGGCCCATATCTCGATCCCGTGCCAGGCGGCGCGCAAGTCACGCCGAACGCGACAAGCGGCGTCGTCACATTGACGGTCACATTCCCAGCGTGGAGCGCAACGACCGCATACACAGTCGGCAGTTTTGTCTCGAGCGGGGGCATCAATTACGAGTCTTTGGTTGATGCGAATGTCAACAATAGCCCGGCTGGATCTCCGAGCTTCTGGCAAGTCGTGAGCTCGGGCGTCGCCGTGGGGCCGAACGGTTTTACCGGGACGGACGTCGGCCGCCTCGTGCGTCTGTTCTCACAGCCGCCGGCATGGAATTCGACGCAGGCGTACGTGACTGGCAACGAGGTCAGCTATCCCAACGGCGTGAACGGCGGCGTGACGTATTGGCGAGCGCTGGCGAACAGTACCGGCGTGGTGCCCGGCACGAACGCGACGGATTGGGCGATCGATCCGAATGGCGCTCTTTGGACGTGGGGCAAGATCGTCGGGCTCGCGAATTTCATCAATCCGACCGGCTCGACCGTCATTGGCTCGATGAGCAATTCCTCGGCGGCATTCGATGGCAATCCAGGCAAGAGCGCAGGCGCTTGCGCGGAAGTTATAAGCAACGCCAGCACCATTGATGCATTTGTCGGGTTGCAGGTGGCCTCGCCGCAGGCAATCACGTCGGCTAGTGTCTATCCGTCATCTGACATCGGATTTGCCCTTTCCTTTGTGGAATATTCCGGTGGTGGTGGTTTCTACGCAATACCGCAGGTGCAACTAAACTTGCGCGGAAGTTTTTCGGCGCCAGCCTCGGCGAATGCAGGCACGTTGTTGGGCGGGACGGGCTTTATTGCAAACGTGCACGAGGCCATCACGATCAACTCGACGGATAAAGTTACGGCCTATCCCTATCTCTGGATCGAGGTAGTTTCATTTGTTGCGATCAGCGGATTGGCTCTGTCACAGACCGTCGCCATCGCCCAGGTCGAATATTTCAGCGCCGTGGCGTCCAGCGTTGGCAACGCAGCCAATGTCGAAATCCTCGGGCAACCGCTGCTCTACACCACGCCGATATCGACGTGGCGCCTCGGTCTCTACAGCAACACGACTGGCTGGCCCAAGTGCGGGTGCTACCACGAAGGCCGAATATGGTTGTCTGGCGTGGTCGGCAATCGGATCGACTCGTCAGTTTCCAACGGCCTGTTGGCGAATGGGCAGATCAACTTTGCGCCAACTAATCCTGACGGATCGGTGTCGGATGACAATGGCATTTCCTACGTGTTCAATGCTGATGAAGTGAACCCGATTTTCTGGATGACATCGGATCAGGTCGGCATTGTCTGCGGTACGCAGGGCGGCGAGTGGCTGATCCAGGCGAGCAATCTCAACAATCCGATCAGTCCGACAAACATGCAAGCGAAGCGCTTTGCGAAGAATAGATCGGCAAACATTGAGCCGCGGCGCACGCCGGGACCGCTTGCCGTCGTGCAATACTATCAGCAAAAGCTGCTCGAGTATTTCCCCGACGTATACTCGGGCCGGCTTGGCGCGCAGAACATCGCTTGGAAAGCGCCGCATCTGACAGCGCGCAAGATGCAAGAGCTTGCATTCCAGGCTGAGCGCGCGCCGATCGTTTGGGCGCGATGCGCCGACGGCACCCTGATCGGTGTCACGTACAAGCGCGAAAACCTGATGAGCTCGCAAGAGCCAAACTTTGCCGCCGCGCATCAGCATGTGCTCGGCTCGGGGCGAACCATAGTCAGCTTGTGCGCGGCCTCAACGGCCGATGGTTCGCTTTCAACGATCTCGCTCGTGACCGTAGATGCGAATACGGTCTACCACGTCGAATTGCTCTCAAACATTTTCCTCGAGACAGACAACCCGATGAATGCGTGGTTTCTCGATGACGCGGTAATACCGGGAACGATTGTGGTGTCGGCCGCCACACTGCCACCCTACGGGGGCCTGCAACTCACGGGCCTGTGGTATCTCAACGGCAAGACAGTTTCGGTCTACGCCAGCGGGCTCGATTGCGGCGATTACACCGTCAGCAATGGTAGCGTCACGGTTCCATTTGGCGACGGTGTTGCAGCGGGCACGGGAGGCGGTCTGTTCACACTCGCATACTTTAGCGCCAATCCGCAGATCGTGGTTGGCTTCACCTATACGTCACAGGGTCAAATCGTGCGCGCGCTCCTGCCGGCCGAAAGCGGCGCGCGCAACGGGCCGGCGCTCGGCAAGAAGCGCCGCGTACACAAATACTCGCTGCTCGTGTCAAACACTGCCGGGCTATCGATCGGGTCGAATTTCTCAAAACTGTTTCCGGTCTTGTTCAAGTCTGTTGCCAACGTTGCCCAGCAGGCCGGGCAGTTTTTCACTGGCGTCTATCACGACACGATTAAGGATGATTTTAGCTATGACGGAATGACGTGCTGGCAGACGACGCGCCCATTCCCGGCGATCATTTCGGCGGTCGAGTCCTTCCTCCAAACACAGGACGAATGACGTGCCACTCTTGAGCGGGACAGCATTCTCGGATTTTGGCGGCGCGGTGTCCGATCTCTTTGCCGCGGACGCTGATAAGTCCAAGGCCGCGGGCCTCCGCGCCGAGTCGCAAGAGTACACGCTGGCTGCGGGGCTATCACAACAGAACGAGCAATACACCGAGCAATCGACCGCCATTCAGGAAGCGCAGAAATCGCGCGACATCATGCAAACGATCGGCAAGCAGCAGGCGGACGTAGCGGCGAGCGGGTTTGCTGCATCCGGTTCTGCGCTCGATCTGCTGCGCGATAGCGCGAACCAGGGCGCGCTTGCAAAGGCGACGCTGGCCCAGCAAGGGCTGATCACGGAAGCCGGCTACGAAGAACAAGCGCAGTCCTATCAATTGATGAGCCAGGCGGCCAACCAGGCCGCAAGCGCGGCGGACAAGGCGGCGCAAGGTGCGGACATCAGCGCCGGCATCAAAGCCGTCGCCGGCATCGCGGCGTTGTTCTGATGGATACCGTCGGCATCCTTATTTTCGTCGCCCTGATCATTTGGGCAATCGGCGTTTACTGCAATTGGTGGGGGCCGTCCTAATGCCTCAGATCACTGAATACAACGCGGGTGACCTCGGGATACGTCCCAGCGAAACTGGCATCGAGTCGGTTGCCGGCGCCGCGCGCCGTATCAACGCGGCGTACAATGAGGCGGCCGATCTCAAGCGCGAGACTGGCCGGCGGCTTGGGAACGATATTCAGGTCGGTCAAGAGGCGGCATCGGACTACGTTTCCCATCAGGAAATCAGCCGCGCCTCGGGGGCGATTGCCGGCTTGCGGGCAGCAAAGACAAAAGAATGGGCGGACATTTCGGCGAACGCCGATCCGAACGACACGACCGTCGCTCAGAATTTCATCGACAATAGTCTCAATCCCTCGCTCGAGCAGTTCCGCAATGGCTTCCTGACGGACAAAGGGCAGGCGTGGGCAGATCAGCAGATCGCGCATTTTCGCGATCACATGGAAACGAAGACGGCGGCGGATATGTCATCTGCCGCGGGTCATGCGGTGGCGATCAATCATGCGCAGACCGTCAACGGTCTTTCAAACGAGGTCTATACCGATCCGTCGAGCCTTCCGAACGCGCTGGACGCGCTCGATCACGCGACGGGCGGTGTGGTTGCCACAAGTCCGAACCTGAATGACAAGGCCGGGGTAAAGAGCAGGCTTGTCGAGGAAGGCAAGGCCGCGCTCGTCAAGTCGGCAGTGCTCGGATCAATCGACAAGAACGGCAAGGTTCCAGATTGGGCGAGCGATCCGCAGTATTCCAAGTACATCAACGTCGCCGAGATCCGGCAGTTTGAAAAGGCCGCTCATGTTCAGTCGCGCGCGATGCAGATACAGGACAAGCAATACCAGCAATTGCAAAAGCAGCAGAATGAGGAAGCGGTCACCAACGCGAACAATAAGAACTTCACTGACAACGTGAAGTTTGACGAGGACAGCGGTCAGGTGATTGTCGATCCGAAGTTCACCAAGAATGCGATCGACATCGCTAAGATGCCCGGCGCCGATGCGCGCACCCAACGGGCGACGCTCGATTGGGCCGAGCACAAGCTCAATCCGAAGACCGTGCCGACCGATCAGATCGTGAAGGGCGATCTTCTGACGCGAATGACGGACCCGGATAATCCGACATCGCGCGTGCAGATCCTCGAGGCCGAGACGCAGGGCAAACTGAGCTCGCGGGACGGCGCGTCGCTGCGCCGGCTGTACGATGAGCTCGAGAAGTCGCCGCTCAAAGATCCGGTAATGAAAAGCACGCTCGCCGGGGTGAAACAATTGCTCGGGACCGATCCGGTCGGCGCCGGCAAGTATGCCTCCTTCATGCAGGATTTCATCCCGCAATATCTCGACGCCAAGCGCAAGAACACATTGCCGCCGAATGCGCTGGACATCAAAGATCCGAAGTCGCTGATCTCGCAAGTTATGGCGCCGTATCAGCGAGACGCCTTGCAGATCATGACCGAACGCGCGCTGCGCGCACCGAGCGCCCCACAATCAGCGCCCGCGGGAATGGCGCCCGTGCGCGTCACAACTCCCGCCGAAGCGCAAGCGCTCACACCTGGCACCCGATATGTAGGACCCGATGGCCGAACCCGCATCCGATGAGTGGCCCGGCACCGTTGTAGCCGACGCAGCGCCACACTCTGATGAATGGCCCGGTACGCCGGTCGATGAGGCGCCGAGCGCCGCGCCATCTGGGCCATCTGGGCCACCTGGGCCATCTGCGCCATCCTTCACCGATTTTCTGCCGACCGGGAAAAACGATCACGTATGGCAGATCGCCAAGGCATTCGGCCATGGTCTCTCCGAACCGTGGCATGAACCGCTCGGCCTCTCGCCAGAAGCTACACAGGCGCTCACGAAGGCCGGCATATTCCCGGAGAACGAGAATTACTCAAACCCGTTCAAGGGCGCGAATAGGCTCTTGGCGCAACTCGTGACCGAGGGGGCGCAAGTCGCCTACCGCATTGGCTCCGGCATCTATTCGGGCTATCAGGAGGCGGCGGTCAAGACCGGCGAAGTGCTCGAGCAGCCTGCGCTCGGCCGCGACGTAGCCTCATTGCCCGATGCGTTCTTTGGATCGCCAGGCGCCCATTTCGAGCCACCGAAGATCGCGCGGCCGATTGAGACGGTGCGCCCCTCGCCGCTCCGGCCGATCGATAGCTCGCCGGCGCCGCCGATGGCGCGCACGGTCGCCGCACAGACCGGCCTGCCGCATGTCGATGCCGTCCTGAACAGCCCGACCACAAAGGAAGTGATCGACAATCCCGTGGTCGATCGCTCGCATGATGTGCCGTACATGGCCGGCGGTTCCGTGCCGCTCGAGGACCCGACGGTCTACATCGACCGCCACGTGCCCGAGAAGCAGACCGTTGGCGGCATCACATTCGACCCGGCAGACCCATGGATCGTTCACGAGAACGTCGAACAGCACACAATGGAAATGCTGATCAAGGGCGGGATGGACGCCCAGGAAGCCTACCGGGTGGCGCATTTCGAGTTTGCCGAGAAAGCAGAGCAGGCATGGTATCGCGCGCACGGGATCGATCAGGAGGCCGCGGAGGCCGAGCAGCAATCATGGTTGCCGCAGATCCAGCATGAGAACCCGGAGAACCCGCCGCCGAACCTGTACAAGAAGCCGTATCCCCATGACAGCGTAGGCGCGGCGCAGCACGAAGCCGTGACCGAGGCGCCGGCGACGCCGGATGAGATCGCGCGCGCGCATCAGATCGTTGAGGACCGCGCCGACCAGCTCGAGCCGCCGGTGATCGATCTGGACGAAGCGAAGAAGCTCGGCGCGGTTGGCGATGAGCCGCCGCCGGTCAAGCAGGAACCGCTCGAGGGCGAGAATGATCCCTGGACCGAGCGCTGGAAGGGCTTTGTCGGCAAGATCAACAAGCCCGAGGACGTGCGAAACCTGATCCTCGAGGGCGCGAAGGACAAGGATTTCACCGCGGCGCGGGCCGGCGAGATCCCGCTTTCCCAGGTCGAGCAGGTGGCCCAGGCCGCCGGTGTCGATCCGACCGAGATCAATCGGGCCGGGCTCGGCAGGCTATTGCAGAACGATCGGCAGGTGCGCGTCGGCATGAACGCCATGCTCGAGGCGACCGAGCAGGTGAAGGCGGCGGCGCGCGAGCTCAAGGCCGAGGACAAGCCGGAGAACCTGATCAAGCTCCAAGAGGCGGTCATGCGCCGCGATCTCGCGGTTGAACAGATCGTCGGGCTGCGGGCCGAGTGGGGCCGCACCGGCAATGTGTTTCAGGAATTTCTCCGGGACGTGAAGGATCAGGAGACGCTATCGAATTGGCTCAAGGACAAAGGCAAGACTACGGACGGGCTGCGGGACATCGCGAACGGGCTGGAAAGCCTCGACAGCACCCAAGCGGCCAAACTGCTCAACGACGCGCGCACTCCCGGCTTCTTCGACAAATTCATGTGGTATTGGGTCAACGCCCTGATCTCGGGGCTGGTGACACATGGGAAGTACATCGTCGCGAACGGAACCTTTGGCGTCTACGACGCTGGCGTTGGGATGGTCGCCGGCGGCGTAGGGACGGCCAGGCGTGCGCTGACTGGAAGCACCGAGGGGGTGCGCCTATCCGAAGGCGGATACGCGCTGTACGGGCTTCTAAAGGGCGTGCCGGACTCAATGCGGGCGGCCGTGACTGCGTTCAAGAAGAATATGCAGGTTCCGCTGCCCGGCGAGACGGCGCTCGGCATTGTGCCCAAGCGCAACAAGAACGTGTTCTTTCAGCAGCAGGCGATCGGCGGGGTGCCCGGCCAGGTGCTCGGCCTACCGATGAAATCCGCATCGGCCATTCACTCGTTTTTCAATTTCCTGGGCTACCGCGCGTCAATCGAGAAGCAGGCGGCCCGGATTGCGGAAGCGGAGGGCCATCGCGGCGGGGATTTTTTCCGCCGGCAGCAGGAGATCGCTGATCAGCCAACCGAAGAAATGATGCGGGAGGCCATCGATGACGGCTACCGGCTGACGTTCATTAAGGAGCTCGGGCCGAAGGGTAAGGCGTTGACGAACGCGCTGAACCAATTCCCGGCGGCGCGCCTGGTGCTGCCGTTTACCCACATCCCGGCGAACCTGCTCAAAGAGGGCACGGAGGCGGCGGGCATCGGATTTCTACAGAAAGAAGTTCGCGACAATCTTTCCGGCAAGAACGGCGCGGTAAAGCAGGACATGGCGATCGCGCGCATGGTGGTCGGCGCGACCGCGGGCGCCTGGGCCGTCAGCCTGGTCGGACAAGACCGGATGACTGGCTACGGGCCGACCGACCCGAAGGAGCGCGCGCAATGGTACGCGACTGGCCATCAGCCTTATTCGGTTCGGATCGGCGATGAATGGATCAGCCTTAATCGGTTCGGCCCGCTCGGGACCATGCTCGGCCTGCACGCCAATATCGGCGAGGCCATCCCGCACCTGAAACCTGACGCCGAGGAATTGAACAAGGCCGTTGCCATGACTGTTCATAGCTTCGGCCGACTGCTCGAGGATGAGGTCGGAATGCAGGGCCTCGCCAACATCATGCAGGCGATCGAGGACCCGCAGCGCAATGGCCCGCGCGTCGTGTCCAGCTTTGCGGGGAGCCTGCTGCCCTATTCGTCGTTTTTGCGGCAAACGGCGAGCGCTATGGACCCGGATATGCGCGAGGCAAAGACCGTCGTTGACGGACTGCGCTATTACATTCCCGGCGAACGTCAGACCCTCCTACCGCGACGGGATTGGGCGGGCTCGCCGATCCCCAATCCGGGATATGGGTTTGATATTCCGCAACTGCCCGGCCTGTCAGCCATCATGCAGCATCGCTCGGCAACGCTCGATCCGGTCGCCCTGGAAATGCAAAACCTGAACCTCAAGCCGGCGCCGCCCGAGAACCGGATCAACGGCGTGCAATTGCCGCCCGAGCTCTACGACCGCTATCAGACCGTGGCCGGCTCGCTCACGCGCACGTCGCTGGAAAAACTGCTCGAGCAACCTGGCTGGCAAAATCTGCCCGTTGGCGTGCGGGAGGAAGTCTTTCGCCAGACTATTCGACAATCCCGCAAGGCCGCCGCCGCCATGTTGCAGGCATCCCGGCCCGACATTCTGCAAACACAAATCGAAAACAAACAGCGCCGGATCAACGGCGAGAAGCCGGTCAAACTGAAATACTAGGCCGTACGTTTCTGAGTTGAGGCCCGATCTCCAAACCAGCGGGCATGAACAAGCCTCTCGCTGTCCTGTTCTACGGCGCCGGCCCGACGTTCTTTTTCGGCTGGGGCGGCTGGATCACGTCGCTGGGCATTTGGTTGCTGGCGCGACGGCTCCGGGCCATGGGGATCGAGGCGCGCTGTTACAGTTTTGATGATCGTTCGGTCTATGGCGATCTCGTGCTTGCCTTCAATCAGCGGCGGCCATTGCTCGGCTATGCCTATTCGCTCGGCAACACCGCGCTTACCTACTATCAATCGCGCATCCCGTTTCGGCTGGTGTTCTGCATCGCAATGAGCGAGCTCGCGGGACACAACAACGAGCCGATCAGCAAGCGCAACACTAAAAACTCAACGCTCTGGCGTGGTCCTGGCATCCTGTCCGACGCGCTGGTGAAGGGGTTCGACCGGGTTAAGTTTTCGAACAACCCGCACCTAACGATCGATTTCGATCAGCAAATCTCTGACGACGCAATCGAGCAGACCAAACTCGCATTGGGGATCAAATGAAAACCAGCGCAAACGGCCGGCACTTCATTGAGCAATGGGAGGGTCTATTCCTCCACACCTACAATGACGGTGTTGGGGTGCTGACGATCGGATACGGGCACACGACTGCCGCCGGGCCGCCCCAGGTGCATTACGGCATGACGATCACGCAACCGCAAGCCGATGAAATCCTTGCGGCCGATCTCGCCAGTGTCGAGGCCGATGTCAATCGGCTGGTCAAGGTTCCGATCAATCAAAATCAGTTTGATGCGCTTGTCAGCTTCACGTTCAACTGCGGCGCCGGCGCGCTGGCTCGGTCTAACGTGCTTCATGCCGTCAATGCCGGCCACTTTGCTCAAGTTCCGGATGCATTGATGGCTTGGACGCATGGCGGCGGTCACGTCATGCTCGGGCTCGTGCGGCGGCGCAAGGCAGAGGGGGCGTTGTTTCTCAAGCCGGTGGCGCCCTGATGTGGTCGATCCTCGGGAAGATCTGTCGGGTTACAGGTGTGGCGCTTCAATATCAAGGCGAGCTCGAGCGCGACGTGCCGGAGTACGCCGCTTTCTTCGCCGAGCTTACGGCAGCGATTACGCCGATCTGGAACAAGCACCAGGCCAGGCTGATCGCGGCGTGGCCGCGGTTTTTCCCCGTTCTGCAAAAGATCATCAAGGAGGCACAGCAATGAGCCAGCTAACGGACTTTATCCACCATATCGAGCAGGATTTTCAAGGTGGTATCAACTTTGGCACCGCATCGAAGATCGTTGCCGACATCAAGGCGCAGGTTCCTATCATTGAGGCTGATGCGCAGGCATTGGCCACATACATCAACTCGAACGCGGCCGTCGAGGAAGGTATTCTTTCGACGCTGATCCAAATCGCGCCCCAGCTTGGTATTCCGGCCGCCGGTGTTTTGGCGTTGCAGGCTGCGCTTGGTATCGTGACCGTCATGGTCAATTCCGGCCTCGCCGGGAATAGTGCCGTTGCGGAGCTCGAGGCAGGCTTCACTCAACTGACCCAGGTTTGGGGCACTCGCCTGACAACCGTTCTCAATGCATTGGGGATCAAATGAAACCCCTCATCCACTACCTCATTGCTCGGCTGAAAGAGCCGAGCTCATACGCCGGCCTGGCCGCGTTGCTGGCCGCGTATCATGTCAGCGCCGATCAATCCGCGGCAATCGTTGCGGGCTGCATTGCGCTGGGCGGCCTGCTCGCTGTTTTCGTCCCGGAATAGGCACATGACAGACCACGCGGAGCCAGGCCGCGTGCAGCGGATGGAATTGGCGATCGAGACGCTTGTGCAGAGCGTTGCCCGGCTCGAGAACCTGATCAAAGAGGAAATCACGGATCTCAAACGCGAACAGATTGCCGATCTCCGCAAAGCAAATGATCGTCTTGCGGAGGATCAGCGCCGCGCATGGGAAGCAATCCGAGAACTTGAGCAGACAAAGAACCGCCAGCAGGGCGGCATTGGTGCAATACACGCTGCGTTGATGGCGCTCGTCGGAATGATGAGCGGCGCCATCGGTGCGGTGATCGCCAAATTGCTGCACTGAGGCGGGCATGTCGCCACGACCGCTTTCCGACGATGAGCTCCGCAAAACGATTGCTACGCTCAATCGCTTAGACAAAAAAATATTGTCCACGGCCAGGGAGCTTGGCATTGAACCGGCCACACTGCGCCATCGTTTGAAATTAGCAGTCCAGCGCGGAATTCATTCGCCCGAAATACAATACCCCGATCTGCCGTCGAGCGAACTACCCGCCGAACAGTTAATCGAGCAGGCAAGCGCGCGCTTTCAGACGCACCTGGCCGCACGGGAAGCGCAGCAGTGGTTCAATATCAAGATCAAGTCAAATCTGCCGATCGGCATCGCGTTTGTCGGAGATCCGCACATCGACAACAATGGCTGCAACTGGCCACTCCTGCGTGAGCACATCGGATTGCTCGAGACAACGCCCGGTCTCTACGCGACAAACATGGGCGATCTTACGGACAATTGGATCGGCCGGCTAGAACGGCTCTACGCCGATCAGGAAATGAGCAAAAAGCAAGCCTGGAAGCTCGCCAAGTATTTGCTCAAAGATTGCGACATTAGATGGTTGTGTCACATTCTTGGCAATCACGATGCATGGGGCGACGGGCCGTATCTGATCAAGGCGAATGCCCGGCCCCTTGTCCCCGTGTTGGATTGGCAGGCGCGCTTTCAAGTCAGCTTTCCGAATGGCCGCCGCGTCCGCATACATGCCGCGCATGATTTCCCTGGCCGATCGATCTGGAACAAATCGCACGGTCCAACAAAGGCGGCAATGCTTTGGGACCAGGCCGATATATTTGTGGCCGGGCATCGTCATGAATGGGAGATCGTGGAGGGCGAGAATGCGCAACGCGGCTTCAACTATTGGCTCGTGCGCGTCCGAGGCTACAAGTTCATTGATAGTTACGCTGATCGATTGGGATACGGTAGCCAGCGCCACGGGGCAACTGTGGCGGCTATCGTTGATCCTTCCGCCGAAGGGCCGACTTACATTCGTTGCTTTTCCGATCTGGCAGAGGCGGCCGAATTCCTGACGTGGAAGCGCGGTCGGCGAGCCGAGGGCAAAGACGATGCATAAGCTGGATGATGACGATCTACTTAATTTGAGTGGCGGTGGCGGTTCCCAGGATGAAAAGTCGCGATGCAAGAAGAAAAGACCGAAAAACCGGCGCCGTCGCGATACGCGCTTGTCTACTGCTACGCGCCGAAATTCGCGGTTGAAAACTACTTGAGGTTAGGCTGGGTTCCGACCAGGGCATTGATACACACGCATCACGGAGAACATGCTGTGTTGATGGAGTGGCAATGCGGCTGCGAGCCGACCATCCCGAGGGACCGATATGACGACTGAGGCGCTGCTCAATGAGCGAGGAAAAACCCACGGTTCATTTGCTATGAATGCACATTTCTCGCAGGCGCTTAAGTCAATTATGCAGTCGGATGGGGCCGGATACGCGACCATGAAAGCCGAGCATCGCGAGGCACTAGACCAGATTGCATTAAAATTGTCCCGCATCCTTTCGGGGCAGGCAAATTTCAAAGATCATTGGGATGATGTCGCCGGCTATGCCAAGCTCGCATCCGACGCGTGCAAATAGACGAGTACCGACTCGTTCACCTGATTAAGCCACACACGATGATGACTTCGACTGCCGCCACCACTAGACACATCATGTTCCATCGCCACGCCTCGGACATGACGGGCTTATTGCTTTCCGAGTTCTCGGTCAATCGCGATTAGGGTATCTGCGTGTAGTTCATCCAAGGCGGCCCGCAACATCTTGTTCTCGCGGCTCAGCCGTTCGTTCTTAGCGCGTAGCTCCCGGATTTCAGAGCGCAGTGCCAGAACCTCATCGAGTGTCGTTGGGTAAGACATGCGGGCCTTTAGCGTTCGGGCGGATCGGGTAGCGGCATCCAATGAGACGGCTTGGGGCCGTATTCGGCACCATAGCCAACGATCCATATCGGCTCATCATTTTCATCCCAAATATCCGGCTCCATTCTGGCCACGCAAATTATGCCGTCGTCAAATACAAGAACCTCTTGGCGTGCAGGTGCGCTCGATATCTGGTTCCAGATCATATGACGGGCCTTTTGCTAATCCGTTGGCCGATCTTTTGGCCGATCTTGCCCACCCTTTGGCTCGGCGGCCTTGTGGCGCTCCCACGCCGCGCTGATCATCTTGCGGTCAGCTTCTGACAGCGAATTCCACCAGCGGTTATATTCGTCGTCCTGCTTGGACATGATCGGGGCCTATTCCTTGATGCGCTTTAGCGCGTTTCGTAGCGCAACCACGTATTCAGGACCGCTATCGCCAGATGAGCCATCGAACACCGTTGCCGGGTAGTATTCGTCCAACAAGGACTGTCCGACCAGCACGACGGCATCCCATGCCTTGTCAGAGGCTAGGGCCGAGATCAACTCAAGTCTGGTTTCCGGGTCCATCAGGGGGGCCTTTAGCACTTACCTTGGTACAGGGCATTGTAGTACATTTGACGTTCCTTCTTGACCTGTTCTAGCTCGGCGCGCAGTCGTTCGATCTCAGTTTCCAGCCTCCGCACCTTGGCTCGCTGTTGATCCATTTCGAGCGCCGTCATATATCCGACCATCGGAAAACACCTAGCTCGGTTGGGTGCGCCTAGCGTCAACAACCTTCCCGTCCAATTCTGGAATTTTTACCAGGAAGGATTCGGCTTCTTGAGCTGTCTCAAAACGCAATTCGCGGCCATAGTAAGAAACTCGGACCCCGGTTTCATCATAGAGCCAGCCACCCTTGCGCAACCGATAAGTTTTCATTTGTAGGGGCCTTTAGCGTTTGAGTGCATATTCAGCTAAGACACGAATGGCGTCTAAAGTATGCCACGCATCTTGATTTGATACCTGCGATAGCCGGTGAATTTCGTTTAGATTTTCGCGCAAGTGCTCGACCTCGGCGCGCAGTTTTTCGTTTTTTTCATAGAGCCGCAAGGCTTCCATTCTCATTTCATGGTCTGTCGCCATTGACGGGCCTTTAGCGTTTGGGGGTAGCGAACGACGGTCGCGGTACATCAGGCCGTCCTGATTTCTTGGCGACCGCCGTCCTAGGGAGCTGGTACCCGCTCCTGTTCATTTGCGAGCATTCATCGATGCGCCAGTCGAAGTCGCAGCCTGACTCGTCGCCTCCGCAGTACGGACATGGCTCATGATCCGGTCTAGCGCGCATCGTATGTGACCTTGCCGTTTTGGGTTGACCGCACCAAAGTAGTTCTCTGCGCCGAGCATCAACTCGTCTAGCTCGTGCTCGATCTTGTTATGCAGGTCATCCATTGAACCGGGCCTTTCGCGTTATATCGGCCACACAGCATAGCTTCGGCCGAAGCTACCTGTCTGTACTGTGTGGCACTCTGCTGACAGGTCAAGCAGGTTCATATGACGGGCCTTTAGCGTTTGGCGCGGGGCTTCCGCCCAAGGCTAGGAGCGCGCCGTTCATTCCCTAGCAATTGACTAACTATACCCTATTGCATCCTTTTGTCAAGCGTGTTAAACACGTTTGCATGGCAGATAAATTACGAATTGTCGCGGCTAGGATATCACCTAAGCTGGCGGCCCGCGTGGATAAGGTAACGGCTCCCGGCCTGCGCCCGCGCTTCACAATCTCGGAACTCGTTGCGTGGGGCCTTGAATCGGTATTGCCGGAGGCGGAAGAAGCCTTGCGTCTCGGAAAAGCGCGCCGACCTGACAACGAAATCCTTGCCGAAGCGCGTCACAATGAACAAGTTATCGCCAAGCGCGCGGCCCACCGTAAGCGCAAGGCAGATCGATAGGAGACCGTGATGTTCAAGACTGACTGCGTGGGGAGGCCGTTGCTCCATTTCGATGAAGCATTGAGCGAACTTATTTCCTGGTATCTACACAAAGGCTGTGACGGCGAGACGATCTGCTGTGATCTCTATTTCTTTGCCGATAAGGTGGCGCACGATACGATCCCGGATAGGTTATTGCCGGACGATTGGCGCAAGGGTCGGACTGAGTCTGGCGATATGATGTAAAAGGAGCGCATCAATGTCAGATTGGCTAGTAATTCCTCTCCTACTTGGAACGCCGCTACTGGCGATGGCGGTTGCGGCGTGGATGACGCGAAACGACAAGGGACTAGACGATCTCGTTTCCAAGATCACACCTGAAAACCGTCACCCGGAGCAATAGGAGCCGATGATGGGTCACCCATTTTGCGCAAAACGAAACTGTCCTCATCCCGCCTGCTACTGTCTCAAAGTTGGGCTGTGGTTTTGGGGTGTAGAATAGGAGCCCGTCGTGCCCTGGAATGTCTGGTTAGGCTTGGTTCTGATCGGGTTATCCTGCGGTGGTCTCGGCCTTGGCGCGCGTCTGATCCTTGGCCCAATGTAAAAGGAGCGCGTGATGCGCGAGAAATGCACATACGCCGATCGGTATCAAGCGAGGCGTCCGCCAACATGCGGTTGTCGTCAGTGCAACGAGATGTGGCAGATCGCCGTCGCGCGCAAAGTTATGGAGGATGATCGGGAAGTCCTCGCCAAGCTGGCCAAGCAATAGGAGCGCACCGTGATTATTCTCAAGGGTCAGACATTGGGCAAGTCTACGGCTCCCCACTTTTGGATCATTAGCGGACCCTCGGGAACAGCCATCTCACCGGCGCGGCGAGATGTTGCCCTAACTGTGAGGCGGGCACCACGAGGGTCCACCAATAATTCGAAAAGTTAAAGGAGCCAACGATGAAGGGGTGCGTTTGTTGCCACGGACCATTGAGCGAAGATGCCGTGTGTTCCGTCTGCGATAAGGACGCGCCTGGACTCGGCTGGAAGCTCAGCGACGAGACCATAAGGCAGATTGAGGAAATCGAGAACAATAGTCGTATGGCGATGGCGAAAGCTAAGTTCGTACTATTCGACTAAAGGAGCACATCGGTGACGGTCAAGGAACTGATCGAACGGCTTGAACAGCTCAAGTCTCCCGATGCCCGAGTCGTGGCGTGGGATGTCGATAGCGAAGAATATGAGGACGTGACCGGCTTGTTATGGGCCGATGGCGGCGACAGGATTTTCATCCAGACGGATGACTTCAGCTAAGGGAGCGCGTAATGGCAGAGGAAACGGAGTTGCTGCCGCCAGCATCTGACGACTGGGAAGAAGATTGCCTCAAGTGGCGCGGCAAAGTTCTGACCGGAGATTTCGCCCATTGGTGTAATGATTGGGACATGCTCCCGGTAGACGAAACGACGCCAGAATGGGAAAGCTGCACCTGCTGGCCCAAGAGTGTGAAATAGGAGGGGACGTGTCCGCTCTAAAGTTCAAGCCAAAGGACCAGCAAGTCCGTCTCGTGTTCACGGACGCCCCTGGCCAAACCATGCCAGAGCATCAAGGCAAGGTGTTCGCGGTCATCGGCCCATTCGATGACTTCACCGACAAGCAAGGTCTGATGGACGCCCTAGAGCTTGTATGCCGGGGCTGGAACCTCACTGAGAGTTAAAAGGAGCGATTCAATTGACCGGGAATAGACGAAAGTCGGCGCGCTCCGGTCCACTGGGCCTCGGCCCCGCGCCCAAAGGAGCCCGTCATGTGTCAGTCGTCAAAGGTTGACCGCGCCTACGCTGGACAGGTGCAACAGCTAGTCATGTGGAAAATCAGGTGCAGGCTGGCGATGTGGCTAGATCAAATTGGATGGAGGCTCCAAGAGATCGCCGCCGATTTGGCGAGTAATGCTGATTGGGATCTGTGGAATAAGACGCATCCACCCAAAGATGATGATGGGAAATAGGACATGATGCGCATCATGTTTACTTGGTTCCGGTTCACGCGCTGGTGGGAGGGGTTCCTGATAGGATCAGGCGTAGGCTTTTTCGTCGGAGTCCTGTTCATGCGGTTAACTTAAAGCGCGATCCGCCAGCATTAAATTCTGTGCCGGAATGGGCCGCCACTACGCCGGGGCCAAATGAAAATTATCTAATAAAAACAATTGGTTACGAGATCAAAAAACACATCTGATCAATGCGTTACCATTGAGCAATATCAATGGGTTAGCGGCAATTATGACGGAAATCCACTGAAAGAATGTTTACGCCTTGTTCTTGAGAAATTGGTTGAACGCCTCTTGGCCTTCTCGCCAGCCCGCTTTGTAGCCGGAGGAAAACGAAACGAACGAGACAAATGCGATAAATATCCACACAAGGACAAAGCCAATTATCATTTCCGTCTCCCAGCAGATCATTGTGCCTCCCCCTTCCTGAACTGCACAACGTCAGCCTTGCGCAGCGTGCGGACCGCCTCGAGGGCGTTCTCCCTCTGCTCGGCGCGCCGGCAATAGCGATGCACCATCAGCGGGCTCATGCCGACCATATCGGCGATCAGCGGCTCGCGCAGGTTCTTGCGGCGCAGGCGGATGACGGCGGTCGAGCGCAGCCCGTGGAACGATAGGCCGAGCCGCTCGTGCTCGGAGAACTCCGGGACGGCGGCGCGCACCTTGTACCATTGCACCGATAGCTGGTTGCGCGTGTACTGTTCGCCGTCGCGCTTGGTCACAAGGAAGCCGGCCGACCTGGGCCACGACGCGATCGCGGCCTCGAGCTCATCGGTCATGGGGATCCAAAGGATCTTGCCGGTCTTCTTCTGGCGCACGTTAATGCCCGGTATCCCATCGACCGTCTCAATGTCCTGCCAGCGCATCTTGATCAGATCCGATGCGCGCTGCCCGGTATTTGCGCCGAGGGTGATCAGGCGGGCCAGATCCGGCCGCTGGTGAGCCAGAACGCGCTCGGCCGTCTCAATCTGCGCGTCCGTCCAGGGCTCATGGGCGCCGTCCGTAGGGATCGTCTTGACCCCATGCATGATGCCGGGCGGCAGATAGTCCTCCACGACGGCCCATTTGTGCAGCGCCAGGAGTGCCACCTTGGCGCAACGCTGTTGGCCGGGACGATCGGCAAACCCGTTGAGAAATCCCTGGATCAGCTTCGGGCGCAGGACGGCGATCGGAAAGCGCTCGAGCGCCGCGACCGCGACCTGCAATAGCTTGGAATAACTAGCCTTCGTGCTCGGAGCGAGGCTCCGAAAGTGCGGGCTCGCGATGTACTCTTGGACGACCTGGCCGAACGTCAGATCGTATCGAACGGACGGCATGTTCCACTCCCTCGGATGACGCTACGCTTTCACAGATCAGGCGATAAAGCCAGTTGGACACCGATCGACCATCGGCCGCGGCCCGCATTTCAACCGCGTCCCGGATCTCGGGCGGGACGTGGGCGACCAGCTTTGAGATCCTGGCCGTCACGACTCGGCCTCGTTCAATTGCTTGTCCGCCTTCTCCGCGGTTTCCTTGTGCCGGCGGTCGAGTGCCGCCTTCAATGCTTTCTGCTGCGCCGGCGTCAGGTTCTTCCAGGCGACTTTCAGGACTTCCGAGCCGCGCTGCGCCGCCTCGTCAAGCAAGTGATCGAGGCGAGTGAGCTCGTCCAATGGTGGTTTAGGGTTGGCCCCCTCGCTCGCATCGGAGGTGGGCTCCATCGTCTGCGAGGGGGCCGTATCCGCCGCAGCCGGGCCAGGGGGGCTGGTTGCTGGGGACGGCGGATTGCTGCCGGCGGCCCAACGCGCAAGGACCTCGCCGGTGTTCTCATCAAGCGGCTTGCGATCTGCAAATAGCTTCTCGAATTGTTTGGGGAGCTTAATCATCATCTTCTCGCCAACGTTGTCCGATTGCCAGGACGGAACCCCGCCGGCGGCCGGAAGCAACAGGCAATTTATGGTTTGCTCGAACAGGAATTCCTCGCCGGCGATCGGCATGAACCCCATCGGAACGATCTGCCCCTTGATCGGCTTCACCGTCTCGCGCGCGCGGAAGCAGAATATGAAGTTGGCATTGAGTTGCAGCATTCCGGTGATCAGGCGGCGGCGAGCAGCCTTTGGCTTCTGCCAGGCGAGCATCTTGACGCGCTCGCGCTTTGCGTAGTCGTTGCCGGCCAGACGGTCCAGTTCACTATCGTGAGCGTCAAGCATTCCGCCCGGCCCATCGTGCTCGTGCGACATGCTATCCACGACGATAATCTTGGCTCCCAACGAAACCGCGTATCGCAAGGCGGCAAGGTAATCGTCCGATCCAAAAGGCGCAGCAAACTCAATATGTTTGAAGCGGAACCCGTCAGAGTAATGCAGCATTCGCCTTGCTTCCGTATCGATCCCAACAATGTCGCCTCCTGTTACTCGCTGAATACCCGTCGCGAGACGCAACGCGCTGTAGGTCTTGCCGCTCCCGCTCGGCCCGATCAGACCGATTAGGAGCGGGACGTGATCGCGGACGGCCGGCTTGGCTTCAAACGTTCTGGCTGGCGTGTTCATAAGCTAAAATTCCACCGGCAGAGTTGCCATGGGGTTGAGTTTTGAGCGAGGAACAAAAAAAGCTGGCCGGCCCGGGGTTCCCTCGCGCGCCCAAGAAGGAGACTTTCCGTCTGCGCCCTTGATCCACCCGCAAATTACAAACTCTGGAAGGAAGCTCAACACCAAGATGTAGTACTTATCATCATAATCCGTTGGCCGCAAAATTAGATCATCAAATTTGCGGCTTGTATTTGTTTTAATGTTGTACGAGCCAACGTCATCGGCATTATAATTTCCAACGTTCCCGGACCAGTACATTTGCAGGTATTTTGCGACGGCCATTTCCCCCGCGGCGCCCTCGATGTTGATCGTCCATGTATCATCAAGCCCGATTGAATTGCCCGGCTTGCATCTATTTCTCAAACTCTGGACATTCCTCATGCAACCAACCGACGAAGCGACAAGAATTTCACTCCAATCTAACTTTATACGAATGTCGTCGCTCATTGCTCATCCCGCCGCCAGGATGTCGCTCGGGATGCCGTTATCGCGCTCGATTTGCTGCTCGAACATCTGGCCCGCGTGCCACGGCGGGAGCTCGGGGCTCTCCACGCGCAGCGGATAGCCGGGGAAATGGTTCGCCTCCATGCAGCGCTTCCAGATTTCAATCGCGTTGTTGAGTTGCCAGCGACCGAGCGTGAGATACGCCTCGCCAAGCGAGCAGATTGTTAGTTGGTATGGCTCGGTACTTTCTTGAACGACCCATAGATACTCGCGCCGGCCGACACTGAGGCCGAGATTATCCAGCCCGCGCTCGGCCATGGCGGCTTGAATGTGCCACCCCCAATCGACCGCCTTACGTGGTAGTGCTTCGGGCGCGGCACTCTCGCCGGTCGTCTTGTAGTCAGCGACGATTGTGCGTGCGGCGTTGACCCAATCAACAAGCTGACGAAGCCAGATCCCGTCTTCCTTCCAAGCGAGGCAGCATTCGGCGTCGCCGTTGAGCTCGCCGAATAGCCAGCCGAGATTGCGGAGCTCTAACTGCTCGCGCGCGGCATCGACCATGCGCTTCGCCTTGGCGTGGTGCTTCGCGAGCACGGCCAGATCGCCGGAAGCAGCCGCGTTCTTGCGAGCCTCCTGGGCGGCTTTCGTGCGCCAGTCGTCGTAATCGAGCACGACAATTGTCTTGCTGCGGCCGAGCAACATGGCGTGCGCAATTGTCCCGAGATCAAGATGCGCCTCGCGGCCGTCGCGCTCCCGATAGTCAGGATTGAGCCTCGGGTGGGCGTGCCACGCGTGCAGCGGCGAGCGCTCGAGCAGGATCTTCGCGAGCGATTGCGTCAGGCTCGGCGTTGCGCATGGGTCGGCATAATATGCCGCTGGATCGATGTCGGGGTAGATGCCTGGGCGATTGATATTCACGAGGCCATTCCTTGTGTTCGGTGTACGTCGGCGGCCATTGCCAGAACCACAGCGGCGCGTGCCACTTGTCGCGGATCAGGATCACGTCGCTTTTGCTATTCGATAGATTTGCGTTCGATCGACGCCGTAGAGCCTGGCGATCAGCGTTCGCGGCACTCCGAGCTTGAACATCTTCTTGATTTCGGGATGCTGCTCGATCGCGATCTTGCGCGAGGGCTTCAAGTTTCCTCGCAACGTTTTCCCGTAGCGTTTGGCCAGAATTCCGGGATAGGTGTGATGAACACCAAACTGTGCAGCGATCAGATCGACCTTCTCGCCGGCCAGATACGCGTTGATGATCTCGTGCTTGCGTTCTCTGCTCAGTCGAGGCGCAGACATCATGGGTGCTCCAATCGTTTCTTTTGCTGCTTCTTCGCCGGGTTGTCGGGGTTCACCCGCTTGCCCTTTGCGGCGTACAGCGCATCGGCGAGCGGGCCGGTCATGCGGTGCCCGTGATCTCGGTTCCACCAAACGATGTGGTTCGCGCAGATCACGCTGCGGCTTTGCCAGATTTCCTCGAGCAGTTGCCTGATCGCGCTCATGCCGCGCCCTCCGCGATCTTCTTCACAAGCTCGATCGCGGCGTCTCCTCGCCGCACGTCCTCTTGGGCCTGTGCCTTGAGGGTTTCGAGCTCTCGCTGAATGAGCCCGTGGGTGTATTCGACCTGGGCGATGAGGGCCTTCTGTAGCGTCTCGATCTTTTCGATCCGCCAGATGGCGACGATTTGTGATGCGCTCATGTCACGGAGCGTGCATCACGCAAAGTGACGTGTCAAGACGCAAAATCACGCTATGTGATTTTTTATGTTAGTTTTGTGTAAAGAGGGGTTGCACGCGCGCGGTTGGATATGCAACAGATCGGAATGTAAATAACCAAAGGCTATCACGGGGAATTTGGAAGGCCATGACCAAACTGAAAGACGAAACGCTAAAGCGGGTCGCAATACAGATCGTCGCTCAACTGCCCGGTAACACGAAGGACGCGAAGCGCGTCCTCGAGTTGGCCGAGCGGCTGATGGATAAGATTGATAAACCTTGGAAAAAGCCGCGCTCTAATGGCGTCGGCGCGCACGTTTAGGCGAGAAATCGCCGGCCTTTTCGGCCTCCTTGACCGGTTCTTTGAGCCATTCAGGGAGGCCGCTTTCATCAGCTTCCCCAAGAAAATTCCAGCCGACATTGAAAAAGGAGGCGAGGCGTCCGAATTTATCGACCGGAATTAAGCGCTGGCCTGTCTCCCATGTGGAGACAGTATTTGGAGAGACGCCGAGCTCTTGAGCTAAATCCTTCTGCTCTAAGCCTTTGGCAATTCTCAAATATCGAATTCGTTGCCCAATCCCGATCTGCAACATCTGATCCTCTCGCGATTTGCCGCTTCGCGTCTTTACCTTCCGCACTGTTTTACTCCCCCGACAATCACCATAAGTGATTTTTGCCCATCTGTCTACCTGATCGAAAGTTATAGGTATAGGCGAACCGTTTAAAATTTTGCACAGCAGCCGCTCATATCACTTGCGGTAGTTCACGCAGAGTGATCTATTAGCGGTATGCAAATCATTCGCGACGCATATCGAGCGATCGAAGCTCTCGGCGGCAACAAGGCCGTCGCGGGCCGCGTAGGCATCAATCCAAGCGCCATCGGTAATTTCAAAGCCCGCGGCTACTTCCCCTCGGCGGCTTACCTGTTTCTGAGCCGCGAGCTCGCGAAGCTCGGCATGGCGCCGGACATTAGCCTGTTTCCCGAAATGTGGAAGGAAAACGGAGGGCCAAATGGCGCGTCGAAAGCAGAAAGACATCGCGGACGTAAAGATCGGCCACAACAGCAATCTTAACGATGACGAAAAGCGCAAGCTGAACGGTTTCGTCACCGAGATTGAGCGCCTGGAAGCGCAGAAGCGCGTCATTTCACAGGACATTTCCGAAATCTACAAGTCGGCCGGCGAGTCCGGTTTCGACAACAAGGCGATGCGCCACCTAGTCAAGCTCCGCGCGATGCAATCGGACGCGCGCCGCGAGTTTGAACATGCGGTCGAGGCATATCAACTGGCATTCGAGTTCGGGGGCGCCTAATGCCGCGCCGGCGCGGCAACGCCGAGCAGGTAATTCAACGCGCGCTGGTCCAACACTTGCGGCTGCGCGCGTGGCCCGACGTTGTTTGGTTTGCGGTCCCGAACGGCGGCTGGCGATCGCCGGTCGAGGGCGCAATCCTCAAAGCAACCGGCGTGCTGCCCGGCGTGCCCGATCTCGTGTTTATCCACAGGGAGCGCGCCTACTTCCTTGAGCTCAAAACCGAGGAAGGCAAGCCGACCGAGAAGCAACTCGAGGTCATCAGCCGGCTCGAGAAAGCCGGCGCCTACACCGCGATTTGTTACGGCCTCGATCGCGCGCTCGCGTGTCTGACGGCCTGGGGTCTCATCAGGGAGGCAAAGGTCCAATGATCGAATGGGGCCTCGCATTCCACCCGCTGGTGATCCTGGGCGCGGCCTACATCGCCGGCGCCATCGGTCAAATCATCCTGGTCGTGAGGGCAAAGCGATGATCAGCACCGCCGACAAACTCGCGTGCGTCAAGCGCGAGCTCCGAATGCGCGAGCGCGTTTATCCCGAATGGGTTACGCGCGGCCGAATGTCCATCGAGAAAATGAACCTCGAAATCGCGGTCATGCGCGAAATCGTTCGCGACTACGAAATGGCCGTCGACCAGATGAGCTTGCCGCTATGACCCCGATCCAAATCTACGTGCTCTACCTCGCAATCACGTGGGGCTTCGGCGTCGTCATGCTCATGGTGGCGGCCGGGCAATGATCGGCGAACACACAACCTACGTGTATGTCATCGGCCATCGTGACGGCCCGGTGAAAGTTGGTGTTTCCGCGTTCCCAAACGGGCGCCTCGCTCAACTTCAAACCGGATGCCCATTTCCCCTCAGACTTTTGCATCAGGTCGCCATGCGGGACCGTTCTCATGCCCTCAAACATGAGGCGCTGTTCCGGGACGCGTGGGAACACAAGCGCACAGTCGGGGAATGGTTTGACCTGTCATGTGATGCGGCGATCGAAAGTCTTGGAATTCTACTCCAACGTGAGCGCGATTTCGCATGACGCCGATCGCCGACATGGTGACCAAGATGATCGCGGCCGGCGTCGCGCCGGACATGATCGCGCTCGCCGTTTCGACGTGCGAGGCGGTGTCGCGTCCGGTGGAAATCCGCGGACTGTCCGCGGACGAAACCACGCAACGTCGGCGTGAATATGATCGCATCCGTGCACGCGAAAGGCGTGAAAAAGAGCGGGAAATCCGCGGACATCCGCCGACATCCGCGGAGTCCGCGGAAACGCATATAATAGAAGAAAGAAAGAAAGATAAAGTTTCTATTCGTGGTTCACGTCTGTCCGTGGACACAATCCCCCTCGATTGGCGTGAGTGGTCAGCATCGCAGGGCATGACGCTCGGCGAGATCGACGGCCAGTTTGCTCGCTTCCGCGATTATTGGCTGGGCAAGCCCGGCAAAGATGGCAGCAAGACCGACTGGCTCGCTACCTGGCGCAATTGGTGCCGCACATTCCTCGAACGCAATCCGCGATCGAACGGCCACACGGCCATCAACGCTCAACCCGAACACATCCAACGTGAAGCGGATCGCATCCGCGCGGAAAGGAAGGCTCGCCTTGAAGCAGGAGAAAAACTCTACGGCGCTGACGCAAGCGGAGCTCGAAGCGCCAATCAACAGCAAGACCTTCTTTCGCCGCGCGCTCCACTGGATTGAAAAAAACCAAACCAAATGGGTTGCAATCAATCCTGGCTCGGAAAGCTGGAATGTTTGGCGCGAATACTTCGAACGCCATCTGCGTTGGACGCCGGTCGCGATGCGCAAAATCATCGACCGGGCGCCGGATGCACCGAAGGATGGCATGACCGTGCCATGCGACTTTCCGCAAATGCTCGATGGAACGTTCCGCGAGCAGGAGGGTTGGGCGCCTCCACCACCAAAACGGATTTCGGAGCGACTGACGCACGAAACTCTCACCGAATTGCGTGCGAGGTTCGGACCAAATTGGGGGCTCAAGCTGACGCACGAGGAAAAGCGCTCGCGGCGTGCGTGGCGCTCGCCGACGGACGACGAATTGCGCGCGCGCTACCGCAGGCAACCGGAAGCCGCGGAATGACCGGCTCGCGGATCTTCTGGCTGGTGATCGCGGCGATGTGGGCGATTGCAGCGCTGTGCTTCATCGCGGCCTTGAGTGAGGACGCGGACGCGCAGCCGGTCGAGGTATTCGTTCGGGAGCAGGCAAATCTCGAGCGCAACACGGGCTGGATTGTGCTGCGTGATCCCCTGACTGATGACGTGCTGGGAACCTACGAGTTTGTCAGCGGTGGCTTTGGGCGTGGTAGCGCGCCATTCGGCGAGTATGAGATCGGCGCATATCGCGATGACGGTTGGATCGGCGGCCGCTGGGAAATCCATCAGGTAGGCGTCGAGCCCGGCGACGAAGGCCGCAGCGCATTCGATCCGCGCATCGGCGCAATGCGGACCTGGCTCCAAATCCACACAATGCACGGATTTGGACATACGGACGGAACGCTCGGCTGCATCGGCGTGCGCGGTGGCGCTGACGTGTGGGCCGAATTCCAGTTCTTCATGAACTACATCGTGCGCTTTTTCGGCCCGGTGAAATTCCAATTTGGCCCGTTTGTTGACGCGAGGCTCGGATGATCCGCCCTACCGACCGCGGTGTTTCGACTATCGATGCGCCGCGCGTCCTGAACAGGATTACCACAACCAGCGCCGCGGTGCGCCGAACCTCATTCTCGACAACCGCATTCGCGTCACCAAGGTCGGACGCTGGCAGTGGAATGAAGCGATCAAACAATGGATCGGCTACGGCGAGCGCTGGAACCGTTTCAGCAAAACGTGGTCCGAGCCGCGATTGTTTCACTGCTCGGATTTCGAATGTGAAGGCAACACAATGAGCCAGCTATGAGCGGAGGGCTGATCTGATGCTGACTGTCATCATCCTGATTTGCAGCATGGCCACGGCGCACGACGACTGCACCGAAAAGACGGCCGTGCGCGTGATCGCGCTTCCCGAGCACCCGGCGGTCTGCTCATTGCCGGCGCCCGAGGAATTGCTCGGCAGACTCGCCGACATGATCCACGAGGGCGAAGAATACGCGAAGATCGAATGCCTCAACGGACGGAGGGTCTGATGCCTGGATTTCCACCACCACCAAAATATGATCCCGAAACCGTGCGGGATATTTCCGTCGCGGTCTACAAGGTCCGGCTCGGCAGGGATGACGCCGATCGGATGCTCAAAAAGGACGCCGATGGCGGCGCCAAATTGCGCCGGCGGGCAGCGGCCTATGACGCACTCACGGTCGCGTATCTCGATTTGCTTGCCGAACGCGAGCCAATACAGCGTCGCTGATTAGCTAAAACGGGGATGGGCCATGATGACAGCGGGCGAGACGCAAATCGCACCAGCGAGCTTCCCTGAGGCTCCTAGCGCCATCACGTGCGAACGGGAGTTCCTGGCAGCGCTCCGAGCTCGGCGCGAAGAACTGCAAATCGGGTACGAAACGATCGAGGCGCTGTGCGACATGCCGCGCGGGTACGCGAGCAAATTGCTCTCGCCGACCAGCCCGCGCGCAATGGGAGCCTTGACCATGTGGCTGATCTTGCGCGCGCTCGGGTATGCGATCCATTTGGTCGAAGACCCCGCAGCGCTCGCGCGCAACCAGCGGCATTACGAATGGCAGAAAATCAAGCGGCCGGCGCGCAAAAGGCGGTGGTCTTTGCCTGACATTGCGATCGCACGACGGCGCAATGCGCCATGGCTTCTGGATAGCGAAAAAGCCCGTGAAATCGCCAAAAAATCGCATGAAGTCAGGCGCAAAAATCAAGAGCGACTGGCACGCATAACAGCGCGCAACCGCGCCAATGCCCTAAAGGGATGGCAACGGCTGCGCGCTGAGAAGATGAAAACCGGCGCCTAGAATTCGTCGGGAATGCCGAATTTCACGAACATGCGCAACAGCTTGGCAACGGTTTCGGGTATATCTTGTTCCCCGCTTTCGTACCGCTGCGCAGCCCGTAGCGAAACGCCGATCTTGGGCGCAATCGCGTAATTCGACAACCCGGTGCGCTTTCGAAGCCGCTTGTATTCGTCCTTCGTCATCGATTTACTTTCCTTCTGATCTCGGGCTCCAAATTTACCTCGCGGTTTATTGGGCTCGGGGTCATGGCCAGGGGACTGCAATCCCCTGGCCGCCTCGATCTCGTGCGCGTCCAATGCCTCGCAAATGCGATATTGCTTGTGGCCGGCCGCCTCCGCTGCGATCAATTCCAGCAGATCGTTTATCGACGGTTCGTCGCGCTCCTCATGGTCCTGTAGAAATCCCTCCTCAATGCAGGCAATGCGCGCGTCATCCAGCGACATTCCCTTGCGGCGAACCATCCAGCCATATCGGCCGTCGAGTATCGCGCGCAGATCCGGGTCTGGTTTCAAACCGCCTGCCCAAGTCAGGAATTGGAACAGCGATCTCGGTTTGACCGTACGCCGTGGTGACGTATACGTCTCTAGCGCTTGGATTGACATAGCGTCACCAAATCAAGCTGGCGTGCATCGTCGCTGAATAGACCAGCGTCACACGGGCGCTGGTCCTTTGCGGGTTTAAGAGGCGCATTTGCGCGCCTCTCGAGCATTCCCTTTACGTCTGGCTCGCAACCAACTAGGCCGGGATGATGGATTGTGATGCGGTGTTTCATCATCGCAATCCAGAACACGCGTAGGCCGAATAGGTGAGCACAATCGCGACAAACGAGACGATTGCCACCATGCTGATTGCGTCTTCCCAGTCGAGATCGCGCAGCGATTGCCACACGGCGACGAAATCGGATTTATGATCGCGCCACATATCAGCCTCCGATCCGCACGTGTTTCCAGCAGAAGGAAACCACGCGTTCTAATTGGCCCGGAGAGCCGCTAACCATGCGCTCGAATTTCGCTTTGTTGTCAGCGTTGAGCGCATCGTAACAAGCCAACACCGCATTTGCGGTAAGGCGATCAACTAAAATGCGGCGCTTGTTGTTTCCGTAGCGGAAATAGACTGGCGCCGAGCGCAGCGCATCCATCGACGGCTCGCGAATGTCGAAAATGCGGGCCATGTTCACTCTCCCGCCTTCAACGTGCGACGCAGGAAAGGGCGCTTGTGACCTGGCGCGCGGACCTTCATCCGGTTTCCGCCGTCATACGACAAGCTCCACCCGTCAAGCTCCAGCTTGTGCAACAAATCCAAGCGAAACTCGCGAACGTCGTCACAGATTGCGCCCTGCACAACATGCGACGAAATCTCGGTATCAAGCGCAGTCATCAGGCGACCAATGCGCCGGCAGACGGCAGAAGTCTCACTATCGAGACCAGCGTTCCAAGGAACGCAATATCGCTTCGTAGCCATTGCTTGTCCTCGCGGTTTGTGTTGAGCAACGCTGCAACGTTGCCATGACGCGAATATGTACGACAAATCGGCATACGTCAACATGGCGCATGAAATTATTTTCAAGATGACTGGCGCTGTGCTTTTCGAGTCACACTGACGCGCCGCATTTGGAGCATTTGAAGCGCCACAGCTTGCTACCCTCGCGCACGAAGACCGTACCGATATGAGCGCATTTGAAGCATTGCAGCGTCACGCGATGCCCTTGCGTCCTTTTCAAATCGCGAGTGTAAGCGGCGTCATCGCGCGCCTGTTGTTTGATCAACTGTGCGATCTCGCGCTGCCGAGCGTTACGCCAATTTAATCCCATAATGTCTACCTACCGGATAGACTATTCGCTTTTGTCAAATTACGTGCACGCAAATCACCAGCCAACGTACTGACTGGACTCAATAAAAAAATGTGATTTGACCTGCCACAATTTCTAATAGCTAGTTTGCCCTCGCGCGGCGCAATCCCTCGGCAGTCGCCCCAATGTCTCTCCCGCTCCTGCCTACCCTGCTCGGCCTATTCGTGGTCTGCACCCTCGACATTCCATGGTGGATCAAGGCCGCAATCGTCGCCGCTGTCCTCACCTCAACGCACCTGATCTGGTAGCTCGCCAGCCTACGCCATTTCGGCATAACGGGCAGGCTCACAAGCACACAGACCAGCAATCAGGCGAGCAAGACAGGGCGACAGCAGGGCGAGCACATTCAACAAGCGATGCCGCTAACTATGCTCAATGTGAGCATAAGGGTAACGCACTCGATCAATGCGTTACCTCTCAATGATTTCAATGACTTAGCCGGGCGAAACCTGAGACTTGAGCGAAATCCATAGGCAAATCGATCAAAAGACCCGGCCGGGAGGGGGAGGGGGGAGGGCAAACTCGAGCACCGGATTTCCGACCTCCCCCCTCTCTTTCGCGGCTTTTTTCTGGGAGGTTGATTATCTTGATACCTCTCTGGTGATTTTGCTGGATTTTCGGATTTTCTGCGGATTTTGAGGGCGTACGTTTTGAGCTGCCTGTTATCCGCCTATTTGGCGGCATGGTTGATATTCCTGATGAATTCCTGGGTCCGGCGATGCTTGGGCTATCGAACCCGAAGCACCGGCATTTTGCGTACCTGATGGGGCTTGCGGAGGTTTCGGGTGCGGAGGCTGCTCGGCAGGCTGGGTATTCGGATCATATGGATGCGGCGCGGGTTCAGGCATCGCGGATGATGCAGAAGCCTGAGATTATCGAGGCGGTCCGCGAGGTTGCTGGGAAGGTGTTGGGTGGGTTGGTTCCGCTGGCGATCCGTGCGGCGAAGCGGATACTTGAAGATCCGAAGCATCCGGCACATGCGCGGATGGCTGAGAGCATTCTCGACCGGACGGGTTTCAGCGCAAAGACCGAGCACAAGGTGACGGTTGAGCACACGGCGGACCTGGCGCAGTTGGAGGAGTATGCGCGGCGGCTGGCGCTGGAGTAGGGGTTGCGGCCGGACGCGCTGCTGCCGAGCC